CTGTTGCTGAAAGATCTCCAGCAGCCAGTGCGATTGTACCCATTGCAACCCGCTTAGTGCCATGCAGAGTCCTAGATGGTGATGCCACCTGGGGCAGTGCTAGCAAGTTGGATACGAGAGTCGTATTTACATTAGCCATTTTCTACTCCTCTCTTAGTCTGGGGTTTCATCACAGAAGATTTGAACAACCTTTGACTCTTCCATGCGCACCGCTCCGATGCTCATGCAATAGTACACTTGGGTTGCATATCCCTTGTCAGCACGCTCATCAATCCGTGCAGCGATGTCTTTACCGACACCAAGGGTCAAACCATCTTCAGCCCATGCAAAGCATGTTCTGATGTCGTTGCTGTCTACAGACAACCTATTGGTCATGATGAACTGGAAGCCCATAAAGGTATCCACATCACCCTGTACCAGAGCTTTGACTGTGTTGAAATCCGAGCTAGTAACCTGTGTTGTGCCAAGCAAATCTTCAATCTGCTTTGGCCCTACAGCAATGTAGCGTGGGATTGATGGGTCAACATCATTGAGGTCCATCTTACGCTTTGCTTCTGTGAGCTTGGCGATAGTCAGGCCATCGTTTGATGAGGATGAACCAACAGAGTTTGCTGTTGCATCCAGTGTTGCACTGCCAGATCCAGTCTCACCAGTAGAGGCTGTGCCTGTAGCGGCAGTAATAATTACATCGTCCATCGCACGACCCATAGCAGCGGCAGCCGCTTGTGCATAAGATGATGTTGGATCAATAAGCATACGCACTTTGTCCTGATCGTCGATCAGATCTGCATACTCATAATCCGCTAGGGAAAGACGCCGCCTCGCATGAGGTGTGTCCATTTGTGGTGTATCGGCGTGACGGCTGCTACGCAGGGCAGCAGTTGCAACTCCGATTTGGTCTATGAAGGCATTTTTACCAACAACATTCTCAATTCGCACCGCATCACGCAGACGAGAACCCATCTGCTGTGATAGCATCTGCACGTTTGCAGAATACTGTTGCACAAATGCCGTAGTTACTTGAGTAGACATTAGCCTACCTCCTGTTCTACGTTGACATTTACACTAATCGCGGCGTGCTACCCTTTCGGACACTCCTAGCTTTTTTGCCAGCATCGGGCTTTCGTCTTTCCGAATTGTCAGCAGGACGGTCCTCACCGCTACCCTGCACGACCCACTTGTAATACT